GTCAATTCAGGCTCGATAATACTGTAAATAGCCGGATTATTCTTAATAGACTGTAAGTATTGATAATTATCATTTCGTATAGATTCTTGTTGCTTAATTACCCTAGTTTGATTATTGCTTATCACTCTATTAACTAATAATTCCGTAGCTTTTACGGTTTCCGGGTCAAATTGATTAAGCGGATCATCTTCGTCCTGTTCTAGCTCTACTTTTGGCGTTTCTCTGAGTTTCTTCTTTAAATCGCCTCTGGTAGTATCAATCTGTGATGCTGTCCTCATATTATCCAAGTATATCTGTTCTAGTTCTTCGGCTGTTGCTTTGTTCTGTGCGATATAATCCAACTGTTTCTGAATTAACCCTTTTGCCTCTTCGACAGATTTACCCTTTAAATAAGGACTCAAAAATACTGCTTGCTTTTCTTCTGGTTTCGACTCAATTAGAGCCTCCTGCGTTCCCGATTGATTAATAGCAGCTTTATCCTCTTCTTGATTTTCAACGGTTTCAATAGTTTCGGCTGTCTTGAACTCTTCGCCTGAGCGTAAAGATTCTTGGTAAGCCTCTATATCTTCCATCGACATATCATCAAGATTAGGGTCTGCGTTATCTTGTGTTGTCATAAAATGCCTTTCTATTTAATTATTTCCCAATCTTCTGCTAACATATCATTTTGACTAGCTAGCCATCCGGGTTGTATTTTGTTATCTGCTGTTTTCATCGTAATATATGGAGAAACCGTAACAGTACCGCCATTATCAATAGCAACCTGTTTATTATGTTCATTCCATACACTATCTACTGGCAATTCTTTATAACCTTCGGAAAGTACTATCCACATTCCTTTACCGTTCCAACCTTTACGAGCTACCTTTTTGCCATTTCTTAATGCAAACAAAGCATAACCAAAATCACCAGTACCATCACTATTTAATATCTCATGCGTTTTAACTTCTTCCATTATTCTTATTCTCCATAAATAGTTTTATCATCAATATCTTTGATGACTTCTTTCTTCATTCCATCAACATACTTTTCATACGCTGCCTTAAAATCCTCATGCTGTACAATAGCTTTAACTTTGTCATGCACAAATTCAAGCTCCTCAACACTACGTTTATACTTTGATGCTAGTGCTGCCCTGTTGATCTGTACGCCGTTGTAAAAGCCATAACGACCTATAACGTCATTAACAAACACACCATCAACTTTACGCCCATTTAAATCACGCACAACTTTGCTCATGTGCTGTAATGTTACGTCAAACTCTGCACAACATCTAAATTTGCACTTATCCAAATGACGTGACGCTGGAAACTCTACAAATCTTTCTGCCCTTAGATCATCATCAACGATAATCCTTGACTCTGGTTTATCTTCGTCAATATCAAACTCCGGCTCTAGTTCAACTTCTTGCGCTGCCTTGCCTTCTGCTAGTTCCTCATGTATCAGTTTATTCCTCACACTCGCCATTTTATCGTCTCCTCTTCATCCTCGTTTATTGTCTCGATCTTTTGATCTGCATAATCACATAGCCCGTTAATACGGGAAATAACTTCGCTGAACATCTTTGTCTGTGTAGATATACGCTTAATCGCTGTCTGGTCTAAGATATCTTTGCTATATAGATTCACGCCCTCAATAATCCCGGCTTGCTTGCCTGACTCCAAAAGCCCAACTAGCGCAGTATAATAATGCGTTTGCCTAAATCCCTTAAACTGTTTCGCTACTTCGTCCATAAGGTATGCCCATTTCCTTTGCTAATATAATCATCTGTCTTTTATTGTTGCCTGACTTTATCTTTGTTAATCCATCATTTTTACTATGTGACCTGTGTTTAACTCCAAGTGGTATGAAGTAATTATCAAGCTCACGGTTGAACTTGTTACGATGTACCATTATTCAACTCTTGTCTTGTCGACTCGCTTAATGCCTTTGCCATATTGATTTTCCCATATAAGATAATCGGCCTGACTATTAACAACTTCCTGCTTTAATGCCTTAATCTCAGCATCCTGTGATATCTCATGGTTGTAGTCACTCAAACAATAAATCAAACAACCTATAATAAATATAGTTTCCATTCTTCACCCCTGACCGTTAACATTAGCACCCGGCATAGATGCCTCTAGCATAGCTTCCATTCTCATCTGTTTGATCTTAGTATCTGCGTCAATATCTTTCTGTGTTGCGTAAATACTGATATTATCAACCTTGTCTTTTTGCGCGAGTGCAAGCTGCTCTTGTTTCTGTTGTTCCATCATAGCCATTTGCTGCTGTTGCTGGTCTTGCTGCGCCTGTGCTTCCTGCTGTTCAACTTCTCTGATAATCGCCTCATCAATAAAAACACCTTCAGCATCGTCTTTTATTCCAAACGCCCCAAGGTATTTCTTCATAACTTCTTTCCACTTCAAACGCTTAACAATTGTCGGGTTATCTTTAACCTCACGAATAAAATTAATCCACCCTTGCTGTGTTGCAACCTCGTTATTAAGCTCCATGTTTCCTAAAACCTTGAAATTAGCATCAAAGTATAGTTTCTTCATTTGTATTTTTGGTATAACCTTGCCGTTCATATCTAACTTGGCTTTTGCTGGTTGTCCCGGTTGTTTCTGCGATTCATCAACTTCGATCAATCCCTTGGTTGCTAGCTCTTCTTCACTCCACACGACAAGCAAATCATCAACCGTCTTAAACTGGATATTGCGTTCGTATAACATTTCAAAGAAAACTTTTACTTCATCCTCTGAAATCTGCTCGATTAGGTTGTTTAATGGTAAATCGTTCTGACTGATAACTGCTAATGTGGCTCTTGCTGTACTTGGTATCTTGCTGGAATCGCTTGTACCCTCTTGCACTGGAGATAGCCCCCACGCTTGATCCATATCAGTCTGAGCTATTGCAGAAGCCTCATACCCTATGCCCTGCAAGCCGGGATTAATAATCGTTTGCATAGCGGTCTGAGCATTACCTTGCCCTCGGATAATACCATCACCACGCCATATCCCATCCCAGATCATATTGGCATCGGTATTGATATAGTGCATAGGCCGGATCGCTCTAGTCTTTGCGTCACTTGCTTGCATACGTGAAGCATTAAGCTCCATGTGTAAATCCATAGTTATCATGATTTTAGATAGACCATAGAAGCAGTTTTTTAGCTTGATGTACTTACCAGCAATAAACGGCCTTACATATTTCTTATGTTTAAAGGGATTCTCTTCCAGTCGAATGCAGATACACCCTTCGGCAATCAAACATACGACTTCTTCTTCAATCCCATCATCGTTAATATCAAACAATCCATAACATTCATCAACATTAACAAATCCTGTTTTCTTGATAGATTCTAGTGACTTTTGGAACGCCCTCCCTTTGTCTCCAGTTAAGCCCAATAAACTCATATATTCGGCTTGTTCGGCGGTTACTCCATCGCCTAGAGATTGTAATAACTCAAGGTTATGATACATTCCGACCTCTTTTGTGTTCTCTTCTGTGATAATAAAAGTGTTGCCCTGATCATCTGTGGTTTCTTTTTCTTTGGATTCTGTTACTTTGCGTTTTCTATTTTTCCAGAGAGATTGAAAACTAATAGACGTACTATGTATATTGGCTTCGGACTCTTGTAAATTGGACTTATTAACATCTGTGTAAAACTCTGTTAGTAAGATCGGTCGAAAGTATGTATTGTCCTTGATTGCGATCTCTTCCGGCTCTTCATCATCGAACATACTAAACATCTTAGTTTCATACTCGTAGGGGATCTTCGCAACTGCTGTACCCAGGATATCCCGGTCTTTATCGTGTACCTTGAAGTTTTCTTTAAAGTCAATCTCGTCTAGTTGATGCTCGAATATGTACCTATTCCATAGTTCCGGCACAACTTCCTCAACTTTCTGATTCTTCTTAGTCTCGATCCGGCCATATGGGGTAGCGTTAAAAAGTATACGCTGTACTCTTGCATGTATACCTTCTGTTTTCCAGTGCTGAATAGGAATGTTGATCTTAGCTCTACCCTCATATAATCGCTTTAGATCACGATCACAAGTATAGGCTTTCATACAATCGACCCAAACCGACTCAAAAGGTTTACGTTGGTTTGCGTAAGTTTGTTTACGTGACATGAAAAGCTCGATAGCTTGTCGATACTTCTCAAACTCATCGAGCTTTTCTGGCTTCTGCGTGTCCTGGCTATACTCCATAATCAATCCTATCTATACCCAATCTATTATTAATCATACACGATTTACGTTAATTGTCAAATTATTTTTTCAGTTAAGCGTAAAGTTTACTGTTGCAGTATATACCTTATTTGTTGTGGTTATCCCTTTTTTGTTGTGAGAAATCTTTTTTATTTTAATGCTATGAATGTTCGTAGATATCGATAATATTTTGCTACTACGCCTCATGATTAGTATCCTATCCTATCAATTATTATATCCTCTATCACATTATCCTGCTTAATATCTTTTTTCGGCATACGTTTGATGCACTCATATTTCAATATATCCATGTAATGATCGTTCTGTTTGTTCGGTTCGTTCAGGGCTTCTTTCCCTTCGCTCATTTTCTCCGATTGAAACTTTTTCCAAGCATATCTATTAAACTCCCAGCGCACACCTGATAGATCATTAAAAACGTACAATTGAGGCATACGCTTGATCTCACCTGTAACAGTCTTAACTATTTTGAGCCTGGATTTTACCTGTCCGATACCCAGAGCATTATCTTTGGCAACTAGTACCGTATCAATTCCACATCTGGAAAACTCACGCCGAACAGTATTGCTATCAGTCTGCAATTCGTCCGGGTGCTTGGTGATAACATCGGGCTTCATCGAGCTAGTATCTATCTGGCAATATGCCGGGATAACCTTATTGCGTGTAATCTTGATTAACCGGGCGAAATCCTCAATTATCATGGATTCTTTTGGCGCCTTGATTTCTTCCACCACATAGATCACGTCATTCTCTTTATCATACAAAAAGCGTAGCCAGTGGTGAGGTGTTCTCTCGTGTGGGTCGATACCTTCGGATAGTTCCCAGCGTTTTAGGTTTTGCCTGACCAGTGGCATATAATCAAACCGGTCAATAACATGGGCATCGTTGTACTCTTTGTAGATCAACCCCTCTTTCATATGGGGTTTTCCGTCAACCCTGGATATGATCTCGTCAGGGTCTACGTTTGCTATCCAATCATCTTTGGCTTGTTGCGTTATGAATGGGTTCATTAGGATCGATAGGTTGTATCGCTTAATCAGTGGATTATCTTCATTTAGCAAAAAATTAACTAGCCTAGTATACCCCATTAGAGGTGTGAACGTTAGCAGAATAACACCATTACGGTCAGCGGTTCTGGCCAGTGCCTCCTGAAAAAAGTCCCATGGCGTTTCTTCATCCAGCCACCAGAAATCCACATCATCCCCCTGTATCGCCTCACGACCTTGTGCATAAGTACGCATCAACATGTTTTGATCTTGCTTACCTGTAACTATCGAGTTTTTGAAGCCTCTCTCTGGTTGATAGTCACCATACTTGATCTTAGATTTACGCAGCAACTTATCAATTTTACGCTGTTGTACTGCTATGGATAGCTTACTTTCAACAGTACCGCAAGCAATACGCACCTTTGGCACACTATCAAATATGCTACATGTTATCTCTGCACCTATCTCCGTTTTGCCAGCACGATTACCAGCCCATACGACAAATATCTTTGCGCCTTTACCTGTGGTGATACGATCCAGAATCTCGGTTTTGATCCGGTCTTGCTCTATATAGGTATGTGTCTGGGAAAAATCTAACGCGTTATTTTTCTTATAAGCTGAAAACTTACGTAATTTATCACGTAGTAATATTAATTGGGATAGCTCTGTCATGGCTAAAACCTATGTGTAGTGTAGTATGTTGATATAATCCCGTATTTTTGAGCATTATTGACCACTTGATACACTATCCATGGGGTCATCGTGGAATCCATTTTCGGCAACCAGCTCCCTGATCTCTTTTTTGAGGCTCTCGATATCGTCATCCTGGGCTACTTGCTCAACTACCTTATAATCACCCTTGATCTTAAGCGCACTATCTACATACTTATGCCGTGTACTGTAATCGGCATACACTCGCTCATCGGTTATCACTCCATCCTTTTGAGCGATTACTACCTTTGTAGCATCCAATCCCTCTACCAACTTGCGATATATCAGATCATCCGGGAGATACTTATCACAAGCACGTTGATAAGCTTCTGTGGACTCGATCTTTTGTCCAGGTGCGATTGCGGTGTTAGGGGAGTAACCCGCTTTAATTGCAGCGCCTTTTTTAGTCATGCCCTCTAGTTTATTTTGTATATATCTATCAACTTTGGCAGTCATTATCTACCCTTACCTACTAATTAATATACTATATTACGATAACAATATTACTGAGCCTCGCTGCGCTCACAAGGCAGTTGCCAGTCTGTTCAGCGCGATTCTATATCCCATAATAGCACAGTCAAGCGGTATTTTCAAGTTTTATTAAAAATATAGTAATACTACTGAGTTTTAGCTTCGTTTTACCCTAGTTTTTAATAGTAGTTATACTGATATGGTATTATCTGTAATTATTTGCAACATAAAATACATATCTTGTTTTATTGGTACGTTGCAAGCCTACTCATTATTGGTTTTGTAGCTTTAATTAAATGTTGCAATTAATTAAAATAGGTGGTACAATATTATTATGGTTGAGTTGATCAGCCAAATAAACAAACGGAGGGTTTGAATTATGAAAAAAATACACGGAATGAGAAACGACACAACATACTTAACAACCAGGGGAACAACAGGAGATGCAGACGGTATAACTATAGTGGACGATGACATTATGGAAATATTCGAAGATGCAGAAGAATATCCACTAATTGATCTAAAAGACGTTGAGATTAGGGCATATGAGGACATGGAGGACTGGATATCACATAACGCTCCAAATACTAGCATAGATGATTATTTTTACTCAGTGGTTGGTTGTCAATATATATTGCTTTGGGGTTAAGCCGAAACCGCTCCGGCGGTCTGCCCGTGATGCGGGTACCGATGAGGCAAACAAGTAAAATAAAACAAAAGGTTGAAATTTATAAGGAGGGTAAATAATGGAAAATAATTCAAGTTATAAAATATATATAACAAAAGATGCAAATGCAGCGCATTTAATTTCAAGAGGGTTGCGAGAATGGACGCCTGGAAATAATGGACAGGTTATTTCTACCAGTTCAGGATGCGTGCGTAACGATTGCAGAATACCAGAAATATATCACGGAGAGAAGAGCTTCTATGCTTTGGCAGAATACAGAAATGGAGAACATTACGATATTCCAAAATATGAGCTTATTATTTGTTAGGCCGAAACCGGAGCAATCCGGTATTACCGTGATGCGGTAACTGATGAGGCTAAATAAGCAATAAAATAGAAAGGAAGATATAAATGGAACTAACGGTTGTGGAAAACATTAATAATGGTGTTAAAATTAATGAAATATTCCAAAAATGGAACAATATCAAATCAGCTAAACAACACACCGAATGGGAAACCCTCGTAGCAAATACCAATTTTGGAACTTATTATAACAAAAAAATTATTGATATATTTGATAATTTTCGAATTGGAAATTGCAATTCGAGACTGCGACTTGATTTTATTAACGAGTGTCGCAGGGCAATCAATTAAAAAATAAAATAAACGGAGGAAGCGAAAATTAAACAACAAGTCATGGATTTATTAATTAAATGGGGCAACCATAAAGATGATGTTATAAAAATGGTTGATCTACATTTTGACTATGATGCTCAGAATGCAAAGCTAGAATGGCTTTATAAATAAAAATAGGAGGTAAATAATATGAGCAAAAGAGGGCGCAAGCCTGGAAGTATCCGTAAAGAGCCTAGTACAACTTTACGTGTGCCGGTGCGATTGAAAAAGGAAATAAAGCAGTATATCGAGGAAAATACTGCGATGAAAACCAGCGAAAAGCTGGAAATATTAAAAGCCGGAGCGAAAGAAGCTATGGCAAGCAAAGAACTGATATTAATGTTCGATAAGCTTATCTCGGAGGCTAAAGAAAGGGACTTACAGTGTTAA